GTAGAACTTGTTGCAGAAGCTGACTATGCTGAAGATGTAGAGTTTGGTACTACAAAGATGCAAGCACAACCTTATTTTAGACCGGCTATAGAAAATAAGTCTGAAGAAGCACTAAAGAAAATGGCTGAAAATATTGATAAACAAATTGAAGGACTAATAAAATGACAATAGTAGATACCATACAAACCGTTCTAGAAACAATTGGTGTACATGTTTATTATATAAAAAGACAAAAGGAAACAGTAATTCCAGCCATAGTCTTTCAAGATATAACTAATTTAATTTATGGTTCTCATGCAGGTGCTACAGACCTAAGAAAAACTAGGTTTCAAATAACCTGTTATGATAGTACAGCATCTAAAGCAGCAAGTTTAATAACTAGTGTAGAAAATGCTTTGGCATATAATAGTATTGATTTTCAAGTAGCGGTACCTTTGGAAACGAAGTTATTAAAATATGATGAAAACACAAGTATCTATTATTCAATTGAAGAATATTATATTTTTTATAAAATATAGATTAGGAGAATAAAGAAATGGCTAATACAAATTATGGCGTTATTTTTAATAAGGCCTCTGCTCTTGTAGGAGCAGTAACTAACATAGACTTCCCTGAGATTCTTACAGAGAAGGCAGAGTCTACAAGTCATTCAAGTGCGGGATGGCGTGAATATATTCCCAATGGTTTGCTAGAAGTAGGTGCATTTGGAGTTACATTGAATGTTACATCTGCTACAATTAGTGGTGTTATGGCTGATATGATAGACCATTCAGTTGATACTTATACCATTAAGTTCCCCGGAACTGTAATAGCAGACTGGTCATTTGATGCATTTCCTGTTTCTGTAAAATTAGATTCAGCAGATTCACAATCACCAGATGTTTTCTCTTGTGTTGTAGAGTTTCAACCAACTAGTGATGTAGCTTACTAAATAATTGGGGAATAGAAATATTCCCCAATTAAGTTTGGAGGATTATAATGATAGACCTTAATAAAAATGTATTAAAAAGAGAAAAGGTACTAATTCCTGAATGGACTGAAGATGAAGTCTATGTTCAGGAACTAACTGGTAGACAGGTAGAACTTCTAAAGAAATATGTTACTATAGTAAATGGAATTCCTGTTGCCAAACATGAAATTGCTTTAATGATAATTCTATCCTTAGTTGATAAGGATGGAAATTATTTGTTTACAGAAGATGATATTGAACAATTAGAAAATCAACCTATTGCTCTTATTATAAGATTATATAGTTTAGCAACTAAACTATCTGGGCTTTCAGGAACAGTTGATGAGGCTAAAAAGAACTTAAAAAATTTCCGCAAGAATTCATCTACTGTCAAATAGCTAAAGAATTACATAAGACATATGATGAAGTTTTAGATATGTCTATATCAGAAATACAAAGATGGAAAGCATTTTTTAGTATACAAGGTTTAGATATAGATAGAATAGAATTTCAACTTGCACAAATAGCAGCATTGATTTATAATTCTAATAGGGGAAAACAGAAGTCTCTATCTATTAAGGATTTTATACCAAAAATAGAAGTCAATTATCAATCAAGACCCGCAGATAGTACTGAAGTTCTTATTGATAAGGTTAATATACTGAGAACAATATATAGGAAAAATAAATAATGACAACTCTTGCCAGTTTAGTAATCCCTCTTGTATTAGATACATCACAATTTGTAAAAGGAATAGACGAAGCTACTAAAAAGAGTTCTTCTCTTACTTCAGTTTTAAATAAAGCTGGCCCTGCTGCTTTGGGAGTACTTACAGGTTTCTTTGTAGGCGCTACTGAAGCTACTTTTAATTGGGCAGAATCTCTAGATGGTGTACAAGATATTATGGGTGGAACTACAGAACAAGCAGCAGGATTAGCAGTTCTATTTCAGAGAGTAGGAATGACTACTGATGACCTTACTGGTGCTATGGAGAAGATGGTAAGAGGATTAGAAACATCTAATGGTAGTTTAGGTACATCAGGATTAGCATTACAATCTTTAGGAATTTCTGCTTTTGATGCTACTGGTAATATTAGACCAGCAGTAGATATATTCCAAGAAGTATCTGATAGACTTTCTGTAATGCCTGAAGGTTTAGAAAAAACATCTTTGATGATGGATATTTTTGGTAAGTCTGGTGCTGAAATGGGTGATGCTATGGGATTAGCAGCGGGTAGTGGACTTGCTGCTGCTAATACAGAAGCTGAACGAATGAACTTAAATTTCTCTCAAGAAAAAACTGATAATATTATAAAGTCTCAACAGGGTATTAATGACCTAAAAACAGCATTTAGTGGTTTAGGTACTGACTTAGTTACTTCTGCTTTACCAGCTATGGATAAACTTGTATTGGCTCTACGATGGCTTATAGATAATAAACCTATTCTATATGGTGTAATTGTAACTCTAGGAGCTATAGCAGTATCTTGGTTGGTAAGTGTTGCAGTAGCGGGATGGGCAGCAATAGCCCCCTTTGCTCCATTCATTGCAATTATAGCAGGACTTATATTTATAATTGCTAAGGTTGATGATGTATGGAAAATTGTAATAGGAACGGCAGAAGCTTTCTTTACAACTATTAAACTAATAGCCCCATATGTATTGAAATTCTTTCAACCAGTAATTGATGGTATTGCACAAACATTTGTTAATATAGGAGAGGCAGTTAAAGGTGTTATTGGTTGGGTAGAGGATTTATTTAATGCAATCAAGAATATAGAACTACCTGATTGGCTAACTCCAGGTTCTCCAACTCCTTTTGAATTAGGATTACGAGGAATAGGTTCTGCTTTACAAAGTTTGAATGAGACAGACCTTCCTAATTTTAATGCTAGACTTAATATTCAAAGTGGTATGTCTGCTACTAGACAAACAAATGATGCAACTTCCAGAGGGAAACAGAAACAAGAACCTATGGAAATATCTGATAAATCAATAAGAAAACTTGGTGAATATATTCTAACTAATCAGGTGGCATAATGATTGAAAGACTAACTGAAATAAAAATAGAATATTTATATCTAGGGGTATGGACAGATATTACACCTTATGTTATTGGTAGCATAAAGGGAGAATGGGGATTACCTGGAGATAGTCCATTAGATAGAGTTGCAATTTCTGGTGAGTTAACCTTTACTATTTTTAATCAAAATAAATTATTCACTCCTGGATTATCCACTTGTTTTATAGGATGGTCAAAAGGAGTTAAAGTAAAGTTAACATTAACAAAAGAAGGAGAATCTTGGATTAAATTTATAGGTATTGTAGAAGAGTTAAAAATAAATAATAATCTTGATGAAGATAAAACTGTAGAGGTTACAGTTCTTGATTGGATGGCTACTGCCGCTAAAACTAATTTATCTGGAGTAAATACTACTGCTAATCAACGAATTGAACAAGCAGTTGCAACTATTATCTCTACTTTACCCACAAGACTACAACCAGCAACTACTACTTATGAAACTGGATTGGAAACATTTGCTTATGTATTTGATTCAATTAGACCAAATACTAAAGTTTTAACAGAACTTAGTAAATTAACTCGTTCAGAACTTGGATATATTTATTGCAGAAAAGATAAAAATACTGGTGAAAGACTAATTGTAGAATCTAGAGATACAAGAAATACAAATCAATTACAAGAAATTCCTTTACTTCTTTCTAGAAGCGGAAAGTTATTACTAACTCAAGGTGATTATAGATTATTATCTCAAGGTGGAAAGAGAACCCTTTATCAAAGAGAATTGTTTAGTTTTGTAAATAACATGAAAGATATTACTCCATCTTATGGTGATAATATTATTAACTCTGTTACTCTAAGAGCATATCCAAGACTTATAGCAGGTTCTACTTCAGTACTTTTTAATTTAAATAGCCCTATGTATCTTGAGTCTGGAGACTCCATAACTGTAGAGGGTTATTATAAAGATGCTAGTGGAAACTTTATAAATGCTGACCCAACTACAATGGTTACTCCTGTAGCAACAACTCACTATAAGTTTTATCAATATAGTAATGGAACTCCACCCGATCTTACTGCTAATCTTACTGTAACTCCTACTTTTAGTCCTAATAAATTTAAATATTTAATATCTAATAGTGGTGCTAGTGGTTATGTAACCTTTTTAACAGCAGTAGGATATGCAATAAGTATTAGTTCACCAATTGAGTATACCATTGAAGATTCTGTTTCTATTTCTGATAATGATTTTAGAGGAATAACTATTGACCAAGTTTATCAGACCAGTGTTGAATCAGGTTCAAAGTTAGCATTTTTAATAATTTATCAACAAAAAAATGCTAGAAAAATTGCTACACAACTTAATTTATTAGCTAATCAAGATACAAACTCTTTAGTAGCTTTCTTAAGTTTAGATATTGGTAATTTAATTAATATTACTGATATAGATAATGAAATAAATGGAAGTTATTATATTACAAGAATTGGCTTTGAAATTATGCCCGGTGGACTTATTTACTATTGGTTTAACCTTCAAGAAGCTCTTACATCAAATACAATATTCTGGTCATTTGATATTCCAGGACAAACAGAGTTTGGACATCTTATTATAGGATAGGAGAAACACAGTGACTTCCAATATAATTGCCGTTAGAAAATTTAGGAGAAAAATATATGAACAAAAGTCTAGTTTCCAACGAAGAACTTAAAGCAACTCTTGAACCATTAGTGTTACTAACAGCTAGACACGATAATATTATTTATGGGCCGAATGGGGATGATGGTTTTGTTACAGAA